TCATTACACACTAGAATAGAAAGCCATGCCAGAGAAATTTATGAATTTCACAATCTACTCCAGACAACGCTGTCCCTATTGTGTTCAAATTCAACAAGTAATGAAATTAGCCGAACTAAAACATGTAGTATATGAACTTGATAGAGATTTTAATAGGGAAGCTTTTTATGAACAATTTGGTAAAGGTTCTACTTTTCCTCAAGTAGTATTGGATGGTACTAATCTTGGTGGTTGTTCTGATACTGTAAAATATCTACAAGAAAATAATATGATTTAATACATGGGAGATCTTGAGATAAATAAAGGCGTCGAACTTTTATTGCGGAGTAAAAAGAAACCAAAACCACGATTAAGTTTTGCTTATGATGGGGCGGTTCAATTTTTCTCTAGGGAGATACGCCTCAAATTTGATTTTTCTCTTAGTGTTAAGAGGAAATAAATCTAACTCTATGGAGGTAGTATAATGGAAAATTCATTAATTGCTGTATTTGCTCTACTGAGCGTGACATTTCTATTGTTGGGTGTTATAATCGGTTGGTTAGTAAAGGAGCAATTAACTATATTCTCATATCAACTTCAGACACCAAATGGTGTACACCCTGAAATGTATGATGAGAATGGAAATATTATTCCCGATGAAATTTTAGCTGTACGATTTGAAAACTCTGAAGAACATGACAACGACGAAGAAGAAGACGACTAGATCATCCAAACTTCCTACTAATGCATTTCAAAGTGAGATCTTAGCGTTAGTTTCTAAACAAAGAAGCAACGCTAAGAAAGCAGAAGTTCTTAAAGAATATGCAAATGATGCCTTAAAGGTTTTGTTTGTTTGGAATTTTGATTCTAGTGTTATAACAATCCTTCCTTCTGGCACCCCTCCATATAAACCAAATGAAGCCCCAGCAGGTACAGAACATACATCTCTAAGACGAGAATTTAAATACCTTTATAATTTTGTAAAGGGTGGTAACGATGGACTGAATAACATTCGTAGGGAAACTATGTTTGTTCAAATTCTTGAAGGACTTCATCCAGATGAGGCAGAACTTCTCTGTTTGGTTAAGGATAAGAAGTTAACTGAAAAATATAAAATTACTAGAGCTGTCGTGGAGGAGGCCTTCCCTGACATTAGATGGGGTGGTCGTTCATGAATGTGAATATAGTTCATGAAAATTGTGACCCTTTATTATCTGAAGATAGAACTCTTCCATTAAATTCTTATATTATAAGTTATAAAGTAGAGGAAGAAGTTAAATATGATATCGTAGTCTGCAATAAAGTTGCTGACGCTTTTGATCATTACTTTGATAAGTATAAGAGATCATTGATTGATATCAAACAAACTCATGGTACTATAAGACCTAATCTATGGGGTTATAAACAACCTGTGAAAAAGAGGAGAAAGAAAAGAGAATGATTGGCAATTTAGAACCTGAAGAGAAAGTCCTAGACAACAGTACTGTTAGAGATTATCTCATCACTTTATTGAAAGAAAAATGTTATCGTAAAGGTGAATATATTCTTTCTTCTGGTGAAAAAAGTGAACATTATGTT